ACTTGGGAATAATTTAGACATAGACCCACCAACACTCAAACTATTAATAAATTCAGGGGGTGGTTCAATTACTGCTGGTATATCATCTATGGATACTATATTGAGATGTAAAGTTCCAGTCCATACTTATGTAGATGGATTTGCAGCAAGTGCAGCCACATTTTTGTCAGTAGTTGGAAATTATAGATTTATGAGTAGAAATTCATATATGTTAATTCATCAATTATCTTCTCAGTTTTGGGGTAAGTATTCTGAACTTGAAGATGAGAAACAGAATCTTGATTTGATGATGGAAACGATTAAAAATGTATATAAACAATATACAAAAGTTCCTGAAAAGAAACTTGATGAAATACTGAAACATGATTTAATGTGGGATGCTGAAAAATGTTTAGGGTATGGATTAATTGATGAGATAATTTAATGAATGTATTAGTTATAGGTGATAGTTGTGAGGATGTTTTTATATATGGAGATATAGAAAGAATAAGTCCAGAAGCACCAGTTCCAGTTTTTAAACCAACACACGAAGAATCAAATGGTGGTATGGCAAGAAATGTTGCAGAAAATGTGGAATCATTAGATATGCATATCCATACAGTAACAAATAAAAATAGTATTACAAAAAAAAGATATGTAGAAAATCGTTCAGGTCAGATGGTTTTAAGAGTTGATGAACATGATTATTGTGATAGAATTGATAATGGTTTGTTGAGTGGTCTTGTAAAGAATAAATTTAAACGACCACCATTTGGTTTTGATTCACAAAGAGAAGATCATTATGATGCAATTATTGTTTCAGATTATTGTAAAGGATTTTTAGAAGAAGAAGATATTCAACATATTTGTGAGAATAACAATAATATATTTGTAGATACGAAGAAGAAACTCGGTGAATGGATCAAAGATGCAGATTACATTAAGATAAATGAGTTAGAATATAAAAAGAATCATGAATTATTATCAGACAAAGGATTTGAAGAAAAACTTATTGTTACATTAGGTAGTAAGGGTTGTAGATATAAGGGAAAAGAATTTCCAGTAAAAGAAGTTCCTGTTAAAGATGTGAGTGGAGCAGGAGATACATTCATTGCAGGATTAGTTCGTGGTTATTTAGATACACAAGATATAGAAAGTGCAATAGAATTTGCACAAAAATGTACAACACACGTGGTACAAAAACACGGTGTTGCAACAGTTACATTAAAGGAGATACAAAATGGCCAAAAGAAAAGCACCCCAACAGCCACAAACAGAAGTTCAAGTGGATTTGAAAAAGGCAGATACTATAAAATGTGATGATTGTGGAAATTATCTTTTTATTACAGCAAATGTGATTAAAAGAATTTCACCAATTTTATCACCGACAGGACAAGAAGCACTTGTTCCAGTTCAAGTTTATAGTTGTGGAAATTGTGGTAAAGTTCCGAAGATGTTTTTGGAAGGAAGTGGATTGGGTTTAGATGAAGAAATAAATAAACCAAAAGAAGATGCACTTTCACGACCAGATTTGATGGGATAGTGATTAAAAAGCTTTATGCTATTGGGGATAGTTGGACTTATGGTGATGAATTAGAGAATCCTGAAATAGAATGTTATCCGTATTTGTTATCACAAGAGTTTAATTGTGAACTTATAAATAAGGCAATATGTGGGGGTCCCAATGACTGGATGTTTAGAAAAACAATAGAATGGGTTTGTAGTCAAGAAAATCTTGATGGTGTTGCTATAATAGTGGGTTGGAGTTCAATAAATCGTAGAGAAGAAAACTATAAAATTTATCATGGTGCATACCAAGATGATGAAATAGATGAATTTATTTTTACTAAATTATATAATGATGAATTAGAACATTATAGATCTTTATGTTATATGATTTCATTACAATCATTTTTAAAATCTAAAAATATAAAATATTTGTTTTTTCAACCTTGGTATGATATACTTGGTTGTGAAAAAGACTTAATTTTAAAACGTAACCAACAACAAAGATTTCAATGGTTATTAAAAGATGATGTTATAGAAAATTATGATGAGAATTGTTATACCGATGAAGTAAATATAGGAAATATTATATCAAAAATTGATAAAAAGTATTGTATAGGACCAGTTGTTAAAGGTTATGAAGAAGAATATGTAGTAAAAAGTATAAGAAGTGGTATTTATGGTAGAAGTTATAGTGGTAAAAAGAAATCACATCCTAATAGTGATGGTCACAAATTAATCTGTAAATTTATTAAAGAAAAGTTGATTGAGTTATATTCATGATTGATGTTGAAAAAATATCATTAGAGATAGCAAATTCTTGGATAGAACATAAAATGTTAACAGAATCAAATAAAGATTGTGGAACTCTTGTTGCTTTTGATTGGAGAAAAGAAAATGGTACTTATTATTTAACTGAAATAAATACCAATATAGATTTGACTACAGTAGAGTGTGAAAATTTCAAATTTGATGTTTTTATAAAATTTTTAAAAAAGAATAATTTTAATTTTGTGTTAGGGTTAAGAAATAATGATTTTTTTAATAATCCATCACCAGAATGGACAGATAAATTAAAAGAATTATTAAAGTTTAATGAGATTGATTATGATGAATATATAACAGATAAGTGGCCGAATCCAATTCCAGAATTTGATGTTCCAGATAATGTTTTTATTCTAAGATATGCATATGACGAATACTGCAAAATAGATAAACTTGCATCATCGTCATTTTTATTTACAGGTTGGATAGAGAATACTGATTGGAGAGAATATCATAGACAAATTGAATCTGAAGAAATAGTAAGAGTTACAATTTTTTGTAGTATGAAAGAAAATTTTATTTTAAGGGGGAAGTCTTATAAGATGCTATTTATTCGTACTGAGGATTTAGATGAGTAAAAAGATATTATATACGATTGGAGACAATTTTACATATGGTACTGACTTAGGTAATCATGAAATTGAATGTTATCCATATCTTTTATCTAAAAAACTTGGATGTGAGTTAGTAAATGAAGCATTACCATCAGCATCAAACGATTGGATGTTTAGAAAATCAATAGAGTGGATAGCATCAAACGATGTTATAAAAGTTCATACATTTATTGTAGGTTGGTCACATCCAGATAGGAGAGAAGAACACTTTGAGTTTTATCATGGGGGTCCTTTAAAAGAATCACAGAGGCATAGAGGTAGAAATTCACATATTTCAGATTACATAAGTATTTATTTATATGATGCAAGATTATCATCTATAAAGTCGTTTATTTATATATATACTTTACAGGAAATACTTAAAAAGAATAATATAAATTATTTATTTGTTTTTCCACAGTTTAATGAGTTAACCCAAGATGAGTGGTATGAAAAAAATATCAAATCTCACGTTCATAATATTTATTTAAAAATAGATCAAAGGTATATTTTAGATTTAGAAATGAAGGAGATACCAACGGGTAAACATCCAAATAAGAATCAACATATGATAATGTCAAATAAAATTTTTAATTGTTTGAAAGGATAAATAATGATTAAGTTTTATTTTGATTTAAATGGTTATACAGAACATCAAGTTACAGAATATATCAAAAGAATAGAAGTTATTGACCGACAAAAATTACAAGATGGAATAGATACATTTCAGGGTGAATTAGATTGGTGGGAAATGTGGACGGTAGAGGATTCAGAAAAACGATTAGAAGATGGGTGGTGGTTTTATGTTGTAGAAAAGGATAATAAATATATTGGTTGGGCGTGGTTTGATATTGAAATAAAAAAGTTTTGTAATTTATATGTTCATAAAGATTATAGAGATGGTGGATATGGTAAAGAATTAGTATATGCACGATTGAATAAATGTAAAAAACAGAACATTGAAAAGGTTTGGATGGAAGTTCATGATTGGAATATACCTATTCAAAAAATTGGTCAAGAACTTGGATGGACACCAAAGATATATTATACATTCTGGACTGGTGGTTATGATTCTACTTTTTTAGTTTGTAAATTTTTATTAGAAGGAAAAATTGTACAACCAATATATATAGATGATGGTATAAATCATGGTGGTTATCATTCAAATCCACTTGTGACACAAAGAGGTGATAATAATTCATATCCAAGAGAATCAGTATCTATTGAGAGGGAGAGAATTGAGTGGTTGAGAAATAAAATATATGATACCATACCTAATTCAAAAGATTTATTATTATCATTAATGGTTATAGGTGAACCAATAAAAGAAGATGAAGAAATAAGTAGAGTTGTAGAAAAATATAATGAATGGATTCCTGAACCTATATACAAAGATAAGAATAATGAACCACATTGGTTAGAAGTCCAGGCTGATATATTGGCTAGATTTCAAAAAGAGTTTGGTTTAGAAATTTTTTATTCAAATGATCATATTGATGGTGAGATATGGGAAGTATTAGATGATGCTATTGAAAATGGTAAACTTAACGTGGATAAATTATCAGATGAATATAAAGATTTTAGTATATTTAGTGGATTTAATCAACCATTAAGAACAACAAATAAAGAAAAAATGTTAGAAGAATCAAAGAAACTTGGATTTGATGAGTTATTATATTATACATGGACTTGTTGGTATCCAATTAATGGGAAACCATGTAATAAATGTAAAATGTGTGAGGAAAGAATAATAGAATGTCGGAGTATTGGGGATACCATTTAATACTTGATTGTAAAGGTGGTAAGAAATTTACAGAAAATCCTGAAGAAGAAATAAAAATTTTCATTAAAGAACTTGTGGAAAAGATAGATATGGTGGCATATGGAGAACCAAATATAGCATATTTACCAATACCAGACACGCCAGAAAAATCAGGATGGTCAGTAGCTCAATTAATTTATACGAGTACTATTACTTGTCATTTTACAGATGAAAGTGGAGATTTTTATTTAGATGTATTTAGTTGTAAAGAATTTGAAGTAGAAAAGGTTATAGAATACATTGAGCAATATTTTTCACCTTTAGATATAAAAAGTAGATATTTATTTAGACAGAGTTGATAGGAATGGTTTTAATATTATGATTATGAATGAAAAATTTCGTTGGTTTGTTATAGAAGATAATTTTTTAGATAAAGAAGAATGTGAAAGTTTAATTAAACAAATAGACGAAAATGGAATTAGAACACATGATGATACATCGGATGATGATTCTGATTTTATTCATAGAAGGGAAGTGGATCCAACTATAGAAAATGACCAATATTATCATAAAAAAAATCAATGGATAGATTATTTTCACGAAGAAAGTTTAATAAATAGAGTTTGGAATTTATTTCAGGTGGTTAATAATAAACATTATAATTTTCAATTAGAAAAAATTTATCAAGATTCGACTAATAAAGATACTATTTATATTAAGAAATATGGACCAGAATTTACATTAAAATTTCATACTGATTTTTGTTTTTCATCTTATCCACCGAAACAATCATTACAACACCCATGTGGTTCAAATTTGAAATTAATTATGATTGTTTATCTTAATGATGACTTTGAAGGTGGGGAAACACATATAATGCATTATAAAGTTAAACCAAAAGCTGGTAGAGCAGTAATTTGTCCATCTTTTGCCAGTCATGGAGTAGATAAACATTGGGGTGGAAATGATAATAGATATGCTTTAAATACTTGGGCAATAGGAAATACATTTGTATAATTAAAATAGGGAGAAGTTATAATGCACAAAATAATAAGGTTATTGATGATACTTGGAATGGTTTCAATGTTATCATCACAATCTCAAATTACAGTAAAAAATACAATAAATGGATATGCTACAGTAGGTGATACTGTGACATTTGGCCAGCCGTATTTATTTTCTTTAATAAAAAGTGATGATTGGTTTGCTACCGTTTTTATGAACCCATCGTGGAATCCAGGAGGAATAGAGTTTGAAGAATTAATGTATAAACCCTATTCTGGAAAATTCACACTTGCAGTTGGTCAATTAGCAATACCACTTGGTTCGAATATTATGTATCTTGATTTTACAAGACAAGATATGTTTACTTACCAAACAAGTGAAAATGTGGGATTGATACAAATTGGTCGTGGTCTTAGCCTTTATGGTGGACTTGGAGACTTTTTTGTCGAAACCTATTATGGTTCACATTTAGAAAATGAATGGGAAGGATATTCTGTTGGAAGGGTATCTTATCATATAAAAGGACAAGATATTGCAGTATCAGCAGATAATAAAGGTTCTCGAATAATTGATGTAGTTGGTTGGAACAAGTATATTGATTATATTGGAGAATATAGTTTAAGTGATGATTATCAATGGGTTAGGACAGTTATAAAACCAACAGGAAAACCAACTGGCCTTTCAATACTTGCAGGATATGAAACTTTTAATGATGAAAGTAAACCACTATATGGACTTATGTGGGCTTATGATGGAGAACGCCGTTATATTTCTGCAGAATTTAGTGGTGAAGGTGATGTTAAAGTTAAATTAGGATGGGGCCTTGATATGTTATATTTAGGAGGAAAAGAAAATGAATAAATTTTTAAAAGGTTTCTTGGCTATCGCGGGTGCAGTACTTGCATGGTCAAGTCTTGAAATTACAGGAAGTTATATATTTGCAGAAGGAGCAGGAACTGTAACTTTGTTATCAACAAGATTCTTGTTTGCATCATTGTTGTTTGGAGGAGTTATTCTGTTTAAAAAATATAGAACTGGTGAAAATCTATTTCGTATAGAAAAACAAGATTATAAGTATTTTCTTGGTAATGGTATTTTCTTATCATTACATTTACTTACATATTGGTTCGCTTGGGAATATCTTGATCCTAACTTAGCAGTAATCTATGGTATTTTCTATATGTATCCACTTGTATTAGTACTTTTGGCAGTATTTTACCTTGGAGAAAAGTTCAGTAATAGTAGAAAGATAGCATTAGGACTTGGAACGATTGGTGCATTATTTGCCTGTGAGTTTCTACCTTCCTTTTCAACAGAACATCTTAATACGACTGGTATACTATTAGATATTGGAGCAGTAATTACATGGGTAGCATATTTGTTAATAGGACAAAATATAATGAAGAAGTATAAACCACTTACAATCGTGTTTTATGATTTTTTACAAGTGTTTGTTTATGTTTCATTGTTTCAGTTACCAACGGTTACGATTTCTGAACTTAATCCGAATAATTTATTAGCTATTTTATATTTGGCAGTAGTTGCAAGTTTTATTGCATATTTATGTTATTGGACAGCAGTGAAAAATATTGGAGCTAGTAATACAGGTATATTTGAGCTCGCTACACCTATTATTGGTGTATCTCTTGCATTTTTCTTCTTAACCACAGTTCCAACACTTTATCAAGTTGGTGGATTATTGATGTTAGTGGGTAGTACTTATTTGACATTTAGAGAAAAAGAGGTAGTATATGACAAATGAGAAGTTTATACTTGATTGGTTTCAAAATCATGTATGGGCTCGTCCATTAGTATCTACTGTATGTCCAGAACCTGGAATGATTGCGATTAGAGATATTCCTAAAGGAACAAGTGTTTATGATTTGTGTGACAGAAGTGTTACGGCATGGATACCTTGGGATACTATAAAAACTTTACCACAAGGAATAATTGATTGGTTTACTGCCATTCAACCGCACGTGGGTACAAAAGTGATATATCCTGATTTTAAGTGGAAGGAAGAATATGGTCCTTTATGGACATACACTAATAAGGGTATGAATTTTCAGAGTACTTGGTATTTTTCAAATCATTCTGATAATGCAAATACAGATAGTTATGCTACTGATAATCCAAGAGTGTATAAATTTATCACAAATAGAGACATTGAAAAGGGAGAAGAACTATTTGATGATTATGATTCTGATGAGTATCTTGTAAAATGGCTTGATTTGGCGACAAAATAATGAAACAACATATTAGATATGTTGATTGTGGTCAAATTTCTCCTGAAATATACTTGGCTATACAGGAGTATGATAATGTTTTAGAATTAACTGAACCAATACTATTCAAGTTTTTTACCGATAGAACACTTGTTGATTTTTGGCAAGGACCATATTGGGATGAAAAAACCAAAGAATGGAAACTTCCGTTTTCAAATTTATCTGATTATTTTAATGCGCCAGAATTATCAGATATTCTTATGTGTAGACCATATGTGAAACTTGAACTTATCTATGCAGATATGGGTTATTATGTAACAAGTCCGTATATTACGAATTTTAGTATGTTTTATCCTCAAATTGGACGAGTAAAAGAGGATAAACATAAACGACAGCAAATGATGGTTTTGTTTCATAAAACAATTCAACAAATTTTAGATGAAAAATATAACCTTAAAGTTAAAATAGGCAAAGATGGTTTAAGTGGTAATGATGTATATTTTAGACATAATGGTAATTTAAAGAAATTTGTCGGTTCTATGTACAGACCTGGATATGGATCAAATTGGAATCAGGGTGTTATCGATATGAGTATAACCTACAAGTTTGATTCAGAAATAGCAAATAGAATTCGAACACACGATAGTAAAATCAGATTGAAGAAATTTGATGTTGAAGATATTTCTAATATGGTAGGTGGATTATGGGAAGTGAATTCATCTATACAAAAAAATGAATTGGAAATGGAATGGGTTAATCGTGTATGTAAATCTTTGAATTTTTCTATTAGGCAGGATATTTTAACAAAAGAAGAAGAATCAAAATTATTTGAGAGAGGTCATAGAAGAATGACCGAAAAAGAATGGTATTTATATGGAAATAATGATGGATTTGATATTTATAGTTGAGATGAACGGAGAAAATAAATGAAATTTATAATAAATAATACATATAGATACATATCAAGTGGTTCACTTGATGATGTTATATATTCTATCAGATATGCCTTTGAAGATAGTGGTTCTTCCGCCCACGCTACACTTTTAAATTCTGAACTTTATAGATATTTTCTCCAATGTGATCCAGCCACTTCTACAGAATTTGTTGCATTTGATAGTATAACTACTTCAACATTAAAAAGTTGGATTCAGAGTTCACACGGAGAAAATTGGGGTTCATTTACTTCGAGTATTCAAACTACTTTGACTAATGCATTAGATTCCAGAACTTCGTCTCAACCAACACACCAAATGCATTGGAATTCTGGATCATTGTTATTAGATGTTAAAGAGTTGGAAAGTGGAAGTTGGGAAGCAACTATGGATTAAAGGTAATGAGTAATTTACCAAAAGGTCAATGTTATACAGGATACCTATTTGCTAGAATGGACGCGGATGGTAATTATCATATTTGTTGTGGTTCAGTACCAATAGGTGGTTCATATAAAGAAGATGGAAGATTTTTAAAGTATTGGAAATCTGATAAACTTAAAAAGTTATTTCACGGATTAAAAACAAATTTATTAAAATATAATTCTATGTGGGATAATGCATGTGATGATTGTCCTCATGTTGTAAGTAATAATGGGATATATGATCATTTAGATGGTGTAAAAGAGTTGCCTAAAGGTCATGGAATGGATCCTTATCTCGAATCATTTAAATCTGATGATTTTACATTAGCTCCTTTGTCTTTTTCTTTTGAAATTGTAAATTCTTGTGACCACCGATGTAATTTTTGTTGGAATTGGTCTTATGATATGTTGGATAATAATGGCCAATGGGAAGGTTGGAAAGATTGGGCAAAAGAAAAAATGTCATTTAAGATGTTTAAAGATACGGTAGATGATTTAATAGAACTTGGGAGTCCAGTACCATTCGGTAGTGGTCAGGGCGGATGTGAAGATATATTGATTTGTGGCGGCGGAGAACCATTTTTACATCCACAAATTATGGATATGATATCTCATGTTAAGAAAAATAATTTTTATTGTATGGTTACAACAAATTTTAGTAATAGTATTACAGATGTAAGAATAGACGAGTTAGTAGAGTTACAGACAAATCAATTAATAATCAATACTTCAGCAGGAACAGAAGAAACTTATTGTAAAACAAGAAAAGTTAAAAAATCAGCGTGGGATAAATTATTATATAATTTAAATTATATTAGTAATAAAAAGGAAGAAGTTGGTTCAGTAAATCCAGAAGTCATAACTAAATTTATTTTGACAAGAACAAATGTTCATGAGATAGGTGAAATGATAGATTTAGCAATTAAAACTAAAGCGGATACAATTACATTTAAAAGATTTTTAATAAATGATGTTTATGATGGAGAAAATTTGACAGTAACAGATGAACAATATAATAAATTTCGTCCAATTTTAGAGGATAAAATGGAACATTATGGATTTGAAGAAATAATAGATTATAATGGAATGTTTAATTTTAATTATGTATCAAAAAAACATAATGTTACTTTAAGAAGTGATATACCTGGATTTTTCAATAAAATTTGGAAAAATTAAATAATGAAAATTTTTGAAATTGGTGTAATGAAAACAGGTACTACGTCACTTGGTCAGGCTTTTGAAATTTTAGGATATAAACATAAAGGGTGGTCTTTAAAAATTTATAATCAATTTCTTGAATCAGATAAAAAAGATTATAAAATTTTATATAAGGTTATTGATAATTATGATACATTTGTAGATGGACCGTGGCGTAGTTGTGATTATAAAGTATTAGATAAAAAATATCCTAATAGTAAATTTATTTTATTAAAAAGGGATGATGAAAGTTGGATTAAAAGTATGGAGTATTGGTGTTCGCCGACATTAAACAAAGATTGGGAAACGTGGCCAACTGAATTTGATAGAAGTGGAATAGATAAAAGATGGGTAACAGATAGAGATAATTTAATTAAAGAAAAGTTAGATAGTAAAAAATTATATTATAGTGAAAGAAAAAAATATTTTAAAGATAGACCAAATGATCTATTGGTAATGAATATTTATGATGATGAAGGGTGGGGAGTATTGTGTCCATTTTTAAATAAACCAATTCCAAATGTTTCATTTCCCAAAGAAAATATTGGTGAAAATTATGAGTAAAATTTTATATAGTATTGGAGATAGTTTTACATATGGAGATGAATTAGAAAATCCTGAAATAGAATGTTATCCATATCTTTTATCTCAAAAACTTGGATGTGAGTTGGTAAATGAAGCATTACCGGCCGCATCTAATGATTGGATGTTTAGAAAAACTGTTCAGTGGATTTCTAATCAAAATTTAGATGATATTTTTATGGTTATAGTTGGGTGGAGTAATCCAAATAGACGTGAAGAAAATTTTAATTTTTATTGGGGCGGCTCTATGATGTATTTTGAAAAATGGAATTGGTGGAATTATGGTAAAAATAAAACAATATCTAAATTTATTAGTAAATATTTGCGGAATCCACAATTATCTTATTTTAAATCATTTACTTATATATTAACCTTACAAGAGTTTTTAAAATCTAAAAATATAAAATATTTGTTTTATGATCCATATGTAAATATATTCCTACAAGATGATTGGTATTACGAAAATATGGCAGATATAAAAAACGTTGTTGATAATATAGATAAAAGATTTTATGTTGGTCCTGAGATTGAAGGTAGATGTGTTATTGAGGGACAGATAAAAGAAAATACTAATATTGATAGACACCCTAATATGGATGAACACAAATGGTTAGCAGAAAAAATATATAATATTGTATCATGAATAAATATTTGATTGAATTAGACGAGTATTTAGATTTATCTAAATTGAAGTTGGTTAATAAAGAATTTATAGATTCTATTCATAAAGTATCAAAAAAATATATTGAAGATTTTACAGCAAATAAAAGTCATTTAAGATATAAAAATACTAAACAAGAAGGTGAAACACAAACAGTAATTTTAAGAGATGTTATTCCTGAATATTATAAAATATTCAATTATTCTATGATAGATAAGTCTGATTATTGGATGGACGATTTAACATATGATTATTTTCCACTTTTAAAAGAGTTTGTATCAAATTTACCATTTAAGAACATTGGAAGATTTTTTTTCATTTTTAACGAGAATACTACAGATCCAATACTTCATGTGGATCACGGAAAAAAAGAATGGCGACAAGAAATGATATGGATATCTTTTAATAACAGCAGAAAATTGTTTATTATGGAAAATAATAAACCTATTTATATGAAAGGATATTCGTGTTGGTTTGATAGCACTAAAGTACATGGTTGTAAAACAAATGGGTATGGTGTTAGTGTAAGAATTGATGGTGAATTTACATCTGATTTTAGAAAAAAACTATTTGGTAAAAATTCAAAATGGAAAACTATACCAATTATGGATAAATATGAAGAATAAAGGTCTATTCGACCACATTACACACATTACACAAAAACAAACAAAAGGTTATTGGGATTCTCTAAACGATACAGAGAAGAAGCAGTGGTCTAACTATATGATACATAGATTTCTATCTATGAAGATGGAATATGTTGATGTAGTAAATGAAATTCAGAGATATAATCTTAAACCAAAAGATTTATATAAGTTATACATTAATGTACTTCCAAAGAAGAAGGAATGGTTAAAATATGTTAAAGGAAAAAAGGATATGAAACATCCAAAGTGGTTATTAGAAATAGTAGCAAAATACTATGAATCAAGTCTTAAAGAAGCACAAGAATACACAGAAGTATTCTATGCGACTGAACAAAATAAGGCAAATCTTAAAACCATACTCCAGAAATATGGAGCAGACCCAAAGGAAATCCGTAAACTAAATCTACCCTAATGACAAGAGTAAACTATGAAACTCTCGGTCAATTCATTGATATAGATGAAAGAGACTTAGAGTTTGAAAGGGTTACGAATTCAATAGATGTAGTAGATAGAGAATATGGTGTAGATGTCATATTTGATTATTACAGGCGTCATGGATTTCCCCACTACAAAATTCGTGAAGAAGAAAAACACGAACATATGAGGAAACTCAAAAAGTTTGATGTCGATACAATTTTAATAGACAATCAAATAGTTCAGACTATGCATTGTCTGAGATTGGCTTGGTCATACTTTCCATTCTTCTGGGAAATACAATGTGGACATTCAAGAACATCACCGATGCAAGCATTCAACGATGACAAGATATTCAAGTCAGTTATTACAAAGTGTTGGAATTGGGAACAAAAACACTATAAGGGTGAGGATCCAAAAGGAGAGAGAAACAAGTTCCACGAAAATAGACTACGACAATCTTTGAAGTTATATTCGGGAGTTCAATCAGTATCCAACTTTCGTCCTACAGCAGCAAAAGTAATCTACGAGAAGTTTGGTGGTGATGGAGTAGTGTGGGATATGAGTTCTGGTTGGGGTGGAAGGTTACTTGGATTTCTTTCATCATCTAATACCAAACATTACATAGGAACTGAACCATCTACGAGAACTTATAAGGGTTTATTGCAGATGAGCAAGGAATTCTCGTATATTAGTAAAAAAATTGATATATATAAACAAGGGAGTGAAGATTATCTTCCAAACAAATCATCTCTTGATTTGTGTTTTACTTCACCACCTTATTTCGATACGGAAAAGTATTCCGATGAGCCCACACAAAGTTATATAAAGTATCCTACTCAAGACGAGTGGGTAGATGGTTTTTTAAGAAAGACAATAGAAAATTGTTATTACGGATTAAAAAAAGGTGGTTATATGTTATATAATATCGCAAACACACCAAAGTATAAATTTATAGAAGAACAAACAGTAAAGATTTCAAAAGAGTTGGGTTTTGCCCAAGAAGATACATTACAATTAACATTATCAAGTGTGATGGGTGCTGGTTATAAATTTGAACCAATATTCGTTTTTAAAAAATAGGAGATAATATGTCAGAACAACGTGATCTGGAAAGGTTATTGAAAGTGCATTATGCAGATATGCCAGGATTGGATACAGAAACACAAATGTTATTTAAACAGTTAGAATGGGGTATTAATTTAGGTACTAATACTATGTATTTAACTTACGAGATAGATACAGACCAATTATATTCGGTTATGACAAGATTTGATAATTTTATCCAATATACTAAGGGAAAGAAAGATGTAAATTTAATTATTTCATCGTATGGTGGTGATGTGTATGCCATGTTAGGAACGATTGATTATTTCAATTCATTACCAGTAAAAGTGAATACTCATTGTATTGGAGCCTGTATGTCCGCTGCCGCCGTGATACTGGCATGTGGAACAGGTAAAAGAACAATGAGTGAAAACTCAACGGTTATGGTTCACGAAGGTTCGGCATTTGAGGTCGGTAAAACTTCAGATGTGATAAAAGGAGCCGACCACATGAAAAGATTACAAATAAATATAAATCGTATTTTAGGTAATGTTACGAAAAAAACACAAAAATTTTGGGAAGAAATTTCCCACCAAGATACATATCTAACATCAGAAGAATGTTTAGATTATGGTATTGTAGATGAAATTGTATAGGAGAATAAAATGCCAAAAGCAATAAAAGAAGCAAGTAAAAAAGTAGAATACATAGAACAAATAGATCGAGCAAAGAAAATGGTAAAGAAAAAAGAAATAAATTCTTATTTAACAGGTGATCACGGCGATATTGTAACATTAATGGAAGAAGATTGGCCTCAGATGACAGCAGAATTTCGTAGATTACAACGAGAACAATATGAATTGTTCTTACATAAACAACACGATTATGGTCCAGGTAACATATCAGTTGGAACACAATTACAAACACCCGAAGAAGTGAAACTATCACTTACAGGTTTATGGTTTAGAATGAACGATAAATTACAGAGAGTTAAAACTCTCTTAATGGGTGATAGAACAAATGCAGTAGAAGGTGAACCATTAGAAGATGCATTTCTTGATGTATCCAATTATGGAATTATGGCAACAA